CTTTTATATTTCCTCTGTGGTTCGGGGGTCCGAATCGCAGTGAGTAACGTATTGGGCCAGGCAGCTCATAGGGGTCTCACCTTCCATATTCATTTTAGCAAAATGAGATGTGGATTATAGCCACTATATACCACTGTCCTATTAGGAGTAAGACAGTTTACACACCCAACTCCTAAATACCCGTTCTTCTGTAAGTAAGCACATACCCTTTTGCATTCGCACTGTACACAGCCCTCGTTGGTTGTGCGCGCTGATTTGTGGTGGCCGCGACGCGATAACCGCCTGATCTTTCGGCGAGGAGTCTGAAAACCAGAGAAAGTAGAACAATCGAAACACTAATGAACTCCCTTTCTTCAAACAACAATACGCCAAAAACGAAAGATGGCTTAAACTTCATTCGTAACTCAACAGCAGTTCCTGACTTCACCAACTCGCTACCTACTGGCATTCCTGACATGTATGGTGGCCCAGCGGTGATGAAGGCTGACTATTTGACCCAATCTATTACTTGCGCCGCGGGCAAGGACACATATTTCGTGTTCATGCCAACGCCTAGTGTAGCCTACTGGACACAATCGTTGCCCATTGGCACTGTCGACTTCTCGTTGACCACATGGCAAGCGATAACATTTCCCGACATCCGTTCCATCTATCCTAACATTGATGACACACCCAGCGCTTTAGGCCCTCCGATTTCCAGCACTCAACAAGTTGTGAGATTTCGGTATGCCACCCTCGCTGGTGAGCTGCAATGCTGTATGAATGAGACCCAATGGTCGGGGAATATCGTTGCTTGGCGCACTCCTCTCACTTTAGTAGTAGATCAGGGGACCTTGGGCGTTACCGCCCCCCTCGAGTTCACCCTTAATGGCTTTGATGGCATTGCCACCAATGGTCTCTCTTTTTCACAAGGTGCAAATTCTGCAGTATTCTCTACGCCTCTTCGCGATGGCGTGTACTCGCAGGCTATGTGCATGGATAATGATTTCCCCTTCGTGGACATAAGAGACAATGTCGTGCGCAACAGTACCTGTATTGCTCCCTACGAACAAAACAACGGGATCACGACATCTACTAATGCGCAGACAATATTTAAGGGACCCATGTTTGGCATGGGCACTATGGAATCCATCATTTTCCGGGTTCAAGTGCCTGTGGGCGCAGCCAACCAGTCTTTTCTTATCAAATCTTGGTCATCAATTGAGTATCAACCCGCACACTCATCTTTGTTGCACCAATTCGCACAGCCGTCACCGCCGTATGACCCTGGGGCTTTAATGATGTATAAGAATTTGACTGACAACCTGCCAATCGGTGTAACACAGGCCCAGAATGCCAACTTCTGGGACACCGTCCTCAATGTCGGCCGTGGAATTGCGAATATTGTTAAGCATGTTCCCGGCCCTATCGGCCTCATCGGCCAAGGCGTTGAGCAATTAATTCCGAAGAAGAAAAAGAAGACTTCGAAGGCCGTGAAACCGGCCGCTTCCCCAGCTGCAGCTGCTGTGGCTTCTACAAGACTAGTTCGTATCAAACCTAAGGGCAAGAATCGTCAACTGGTGTCTGTCAAGAAGCCAATACGCATGCGCCGCTGACTATCCCCTCCAAGGGGATGTCACAGGTCTGCACCTCTATCCACATCCTCCCCCGACGCTGGTTGGGAGGTTGTTGATTGATCGAGTGCACAACAGTGATAGTCCCCTAGGTCAACCTTCCCCCTCAGAGCTGACCCGCCTTGTGCGCATGATGAGATGTATCCGGATGCTGACCGGGATATAAATTCAGCCTTGTCTTTTTGTTCCCCCCCTTTCCTGTCTCGCGGTGGTTTCGACCGCTCTCCATTATCTATATTTAATTTGCCCTGATCTGGATGGTCTAGCGTGGTGCCTCCACGGCACTCTTGTGATTCACACTACCGACGAGGCGTGTGATGAAGGGTACGTACTTACCGAAACCTTTCCTCGGTTGGCGCACTTTAAATTATTTGATGATGTATGAAATTGCTTCAACTATTGATCCTATCACGAAATGGAGATGATATAGTTGTTGTGATGGCATGTGAGTGTTTAGCGTTTGCGTATGTGGCGTTAATATTCTATAAAACGTGTTGTGCTGGGTGCCGTCTTCGGTGGCGCCCTTCTTATGTTGTGCATATTCCATTCTTGAGTTACGAATCGATACGGATCCCCCTGTGCGGGGGGAGCAATCCAGAGTAGTTATCAAGGAGGGGTTGGTGTGTCTAATCAGGCACCAATCCTTAGGATGTTTAGAACTGATTTACCCTTACAACCATGGCGCTGGCGAGCCTCAAACACGCATCGTCTTCGGACTGGCTATCCGGCCACATCGGATCTCGTAAACGAAATTTACGAAAACACAACCCTGCTGTCACTGATGGTGGGGAGGACCATGGAGATGTCCAAATGCTGGAAGTGGATTGCACACGGCGCAATGGGTGCGCTGTTACACCTCCGGCTGAAGGGGATACTAAGCTTAAACGTGTGGGTATAATATTTAACCCGTGCTTAGTATCACATTACCGCTATCCGCATCGCGGTAAAGTTGCTGTTGAGAATTATATTCTCTCTGAGAATGGTTACGGTTGGGGACACCGTAAACGTGCTAGGAATGCACTCAATGGCACACATGGCGAACACACAGGTGACGACGATCGAACACCTGTTCTGGGGGCATGCCACACCGATGGCTGCCATAACCGAGCAGCAATAGTCCAGGATGGACATATGGTGTGTTTTGCCTGCCACGACGAATATGCACGCGAGAGGAATGCGGCAATTGATTTAGACATGAATGATTTGAATATCAATGATGTCGAGCCAGTTGCTGTGAACCACACGTGCATTAGCTGTGGCCTAGGTGCTGCATGCACCAATGAGCACGACTGTGAGTGCCTATACATTGAGATCGCTGGTCTCGACATCTTTGTGTGTGGCACACAGTGTGCTTATGTTGTTCTAGCATCAATTGCAGCCCTCAACGGCCCCAACGGCGAATTCACTGGAAGTGATGATGTAGGGCGCGGGGGCAAATCGGGAGCCAAGAATGACAGAAAGAACCCCGCTGGTAAAGGCAAAGGCAAAGGGCCCAGGAAACCGAAATTCGAGTATGTTTGCAAGATCTGCAACATCCCTGGCCATTCCATCTGGGAATGCCCTGACAAGAAAGATAAAGTCCCTGGGCTATGCACAGAGTGTGAAATGCCTGGCCATAAAGCCATAAACTGCCCAGACGTTGCGGCAGCCCAAGCTGCTGAAGATGCCATATGGACGGCTCGCATGAAGACAGAAGCCATCAAATTGGATGCTGTCGAGCCGAAGCCCAAAATATATGTTACCAGGGACGTTAATCGGTTCCGGGAAACTAAAGTTATGGGCGATACACCTGCACCACCAGTTGGTGACAGGAAGGTAGACTCGTTCATTGGCGTGCTTCGCAGCGTTGGTCCTAGCGTAACCGCGAAGACCCTGAGCAAGGCACCGCTCAACCACGCAGTTGTTTTGGCACGCTTCGGCGGCAACCTTATGGGAGTTGCCAAAGTAGGCTATGATGCATTTAGGGAGAAGCGTACACCAACCCAAGTAGGTGAACACGGTCTGCCCAAGCTTGCCGAGCCACCTGTGAGTTCACTCCTGCAGGCTGCTATCGCCCTGACCGGAGCTGCTCCAGGCGTTGTCGAGCACGTTCCTGTGCTAGCTATTGAAGAGAAGGACGACGGTGGCGGGCCAGTTGAAGATGCTGAAATTGCGGCTGTAGCATCTGAGAACAACGTGGCGCCACTCCAACCTGCTGGGCGAATCACAGCTGGTGTTGATGACATTGCGGCCGTTGCACCCGTGGAGGGTGCTGCAGTCGAAATCATCCCACCCGTTGCCATTAGGGCTGCAACAGATCCCGGGCGCAATTTCGAACCCGTGGGGAACATTGACCCACCACAGGCCACTAGGGCTGTGACCGTCGGCGGGCCTGATCCTGCACCTAGTGGCCAACCCATTATTGGCCCATTGGGCGACAATAGTCCATTGGCGAACGATACCATCGACGTTGGTGCTGCTACTACCTTTTATAGAGTCGAAAATGAGAAGTTGATGAAACGGATCATGACGGCCAACAACATCCGTGACAAAATACGGGCGTTGCTGATGACCAAGGACCTTGATTCCAAGACTGATCGGAAGAATGTTATGATGCTTTGCATGAATATTGCGAGGAAGAGTGACGGTTACTCCAATGACTTGGACACTGCTTCTGTGGTTGCTGAGATTTTTGAAGAGGAATTGCCCAATGTCATTAAGATGCGCGGAATACTGGCTACTGCTGTGCGCGACAATGACAGTGCTTGCCTAGGTGACCTTGACTATCTTAACTGGTTACGTTTCAAGTCTGCATCATTTGGCAGAAAATTTGGCATTGTCGATGTAGCCGAACAAAGTGTGGCAGGTGGTGGCAAACCGTCGAATATAGCACCCATTGCTGCGCTCGCCACCGTTGTTGCTGAAACGGCAGTCGTAAGATACATCGGGGGAGTGCTCACCAGACACACATTATCTTACGTCAGCACATATCTCGGAGCTGCAATCAAGCTCCTGTCGGTTGTTGTCATGCCCTTGCAGGCTCTTGAAACTGCTTTGGGCATCCAGCGACCTGAATCTGTGGACATTCGTGTTGAACCTGGTGAACTCATTGAACACATTGGACGCAGGGCGGCGACAATAGGTGGCGAGCTCTATGACCGGTTGCCAGCTACAGGTGAAGCCAGGTATTACCTGCCGAGCGGGGCTGAAGTGCGCAATACCATCCGTGCTGGTGTGCGCTATGCGCCAGAGCGCCGCACCATCGACATTACCCCGGATGGTTGCAAGACCCTATACAGAATACGCGGCTTTGACACCCATAGGCTTGAGAATGACGCCGAATACAGTGCACGTACGGGGTGCTGCACCGTTGAACGCATCACACGACGAGCGTATCAGGATGCAATCGACTGGGCATCCACTGATGAACCCGTCCCTGCGCGCGAACCACCTACACCTACCGTAAAGCATGCCAATGCTGAACCCCACACCCTCACTGCCGCTGTCAACAAGCATGCTACTGGTGTGGTGACTGTGATTTTACCGGTCTTGTTGACCACTATTATCACATTTTCGTGCAACTGGCTAGCTGCTGGCCTATTTTGCGATTTCGAGAAATGGTACCGGCCAACTGTCGATGTTCGCACAAAACACGTTCATCGCTTCAATGCTGCTACAGCATGCTACGGCTGGCCAGGGTTCTTTGCCCAAGTCGCATTGCATTTCGGTTGGAACACTATTGCGGGCTTGTGTAACCGTCGCGAGCTCATGGCGGACGTAACATCCAGTAAGAGTATCTACACCAAGACGCAGTGGGAATCCGCAAAAATTTTCGACCTGTGCCTAGATACTTATAGGTGTAAGAAAACACCTACTCAGAGCAAATTCAAGATGCGCCCACCTAACAATCTTGAGTGTGTACCTAAATTCGGCTTCACCAGACTTTTTGGAGTTGACGGATTTTCGAGCACTGTATATGCTGGATGTTGCCACAACGAGGAGGTTTCACTGACTGCCCGTGTTGGCAAGAACCTGCCTATACATGAATCGCAAGAAATGGCAAAGGAGAGCCTTTTAAATGGAAGCGCCTGGCCGAGGAAGTGTTACCTCGGTTTGCTAACCGCAGAACAGGCAAAATCACGAGGATCATCAAAGGGGTGCCCTTTGACGAATGGTGTCGCGACTTTCCCGCGCCTAAGAAGGCCATCATGTTGCACATCTGGAACACACCTCAAAATGACTGGCTCAGCACCGCATCGGCTTTTGTCAAACGTGAAAAGGCTGTGCTCAAAGGGGATTATGACGACGGCTTATTTGTACCGTTTGATGATTCCGAGAACTTCAAGGATCCCAGAATGATCCAGGGCTGCCCGCCTGAAATGAGCGTCGAAGCTGGCCCGCACACCCGTGCTTTTGCTAAGGATATGCGTGACCACTTTATGCCTGCTCTTAACGGGGGGCCAATCACACCCGACGAAGTCCTCTCTGGACGCCAATTGGTGTATTGTTGCGGCCTCACCGCTGAAGAAGTTGGCCAGAAGCTACTCGATGCCATAGTCTGCATACGCAGCCTTGCGGCCGAGAACGACCGTGTTGTATTTGTCGAGGATGACGAAAGCCGTTTCGACTTACACATCATTGAGGGACCTTGTCATTTCCTCTCTACACTCTATAAAGAAAAGCTTATCAAGAGAGTGCAGAAAATACTGACCCGCACCAATTGCAGTAAGGGGCGGACAAAAGGAGGTATAGTGTACACAGTTCCCTACACTATGCAGTCTGGTTGGCCAGACACCTCATGCGGGGACTCTGCTGTCAACATTGGCCTAAAAATTAAAATACATGGGCACGGTAGACCGTGGATTTGCCTCCTCCTTGGGGACGATTCCATTACCGTCACTCTCAAAAGTGAAGTTGACAGGCTGGGTGGTAAACCCGGCATCGTTGCATCATACACCAATCTTGGTATGGAAGTTGAGGCAGTTATCACTGATGATATTTTACTCAGTGAGTTCTGCTCGATGACCTTCCGAGAGGTACAAGGGGGTTTGGTCCCTTTTCCCAAGGTTGGGAAATTCTTGACCAAAATCCTATGTGACGATAAACCGAGAGCGAATCTTGAAGAGCAACTGGCGTGGGCGCGTGGTATAGGTATCACGTGCCGCCACTTTGGGCGGGTTGATCCCCTCATTGGTGCTCTAGCTCGCGGTATTGAACGTTGTTTGGGTGTCGGTCTAACGATCGACGTTGAGCGTGACCCTTACAAACTATGGTCCGATGGATCTAGTGTTGCCTCTTTGTGTGACATTACGAACCACTACCAGCGCTTCTATGGTTTTGACTCCGCTGATATTATGCATTGCATAGGAGTCTTAGAGAATATCGAATTATTCACTATCTGCCGAGACCCCCTCATCCATCACTTAGTTGATGTTGATATCGGGCCCCGTGCTATGTGAGTTCGATTTCCATCCTTCCCTGCCTTTCTGGTGGGGTTAAACGGTATGGGGAGCATGCGTGAAGGCCGACAGTCGGCTCCGCCCCATTCACGTGGACCCCCGGTTTCCTTTAGTACCGGGAACCCGTTCATGTCTAGCACGGTTGTACAGAAAGCTAGAATCTCAGCAGGGATATATGCTGTTATAATCACC